TTGAGGGCTGCGGCGATGACCTCCGCCATAGTCTGCTGTTCTCCGTGCAATTTCTCGCCGTGCATCCAGTGCCGGATTGCGGCAGCGCAAACCTCATTTGGTATCTGGTCTGGCTTAATCATTATTCACCGTCCGGGGTTTGCATGTTGAAATCCATAGGAACGCAGACGGCATGGGTCATAGTGACCGGGTCGGCGTACTGCTCCTTATTGATCCACCCAATAACGGGTGTGTAAATCTGGGCCTTACATTCTGCCTCAGTCCCGTAGGTGTAGCCGGGAATGGTAACTGGCGAGCCGCCAGCCAGATTGACCACAATCGTGAGCATAGTCCAAGTCATTTGGTCCTCCCTTTGCTCAGCATTTCCACCAATTCACACTCCCGGCGAAGGAGCCTCAGAACATCAACTGTTTTGTAGCGGCCTTTATGGTCCTTCTTCAGTTCTGAGAGAACTTCCCTAAACCTCTTCCCATCGCTTTTGTTGGCCCAGTCATCCGCCATAGCAAAACCCCGCCAGTTGCCTTCAGCAATACGCCTACGGCTTCTACAGCGGGGTTTTACCAGATGCCAGAGGACTAGTCTAGCGTTATTTCTTCTTGATCTTGTCTAAGATGTTTTCGGACGTGAGGTGTTCAAGGCCATCAACCCGATCCTCAAGATCTTCCATCTTGCCATCAACCTTATAAAACCGATCCCGGAAGTTATCAAGGCGCTCATCTTGGACCTCAAACCATGCCTCATGGCTGTCCAACTTCCGGCGAACATTCCGCAGCCAACTGTAGACAATGTAGGCGGCAGTCACAATGGCTAAAGCGCCAATACCAGCAAGCACACTAATCAGAATTTCCATGTGAGTTCTCCTTATGGAAACCCCGCTATAGGCCAACAAAGTGCAGCCGTCAAGAAATATACCCCCCGGGGGTAGGATTCCTACCTCCGATTGTAGAAAGGGGGGTGGGGTATCAGGGGTGGGGGTGGCTCTGGGAAAATTGGGTCATCGGGTGTGGGGAATAATATGTATGTACGGGGGAGGGACTCCGACCGATTTTGGGGGGGTGGGGGTACGGTAGGGCCTGCCTGCCGGGAATAGACTGCGCCCGATCCGGCGCGCTCTATAACTGTGAGTTATAGCCAATCCTAATAATATCAATCACTTGGCGTACTTAGCCAGCCGTTCGGCTAGTTCGCGCTCTAGATCCGACGCACTCGATGGCGCGTCGATGGTCAATTTATCATTAAACAGGCCGGACATGCGGGCAGCTAGACCAAGAGCGGTTGCCTTCACTGCCGGGGGTGTGTCCTCGCCTTCTGCTAGTTCCCAAATGCCTTTCCACACGCGGTCCTCGTTCTTGAGTGCCACATGCTGTGTTTTCACCGCCTTGGCAGCTAACAGGGCCTCAACCCTTGTCCTAATCTTGTCAGATGCGGCCAGCCGGCACGCATGTTCGTGGACTGTGCTTTGCGCCATGTCATCACAGTTGTAGGCATTGCGGTAGGATTCTGAGTTTGTCTTGCCTTCCGCTAGACCTTGCGCGAAAGCCTCTTGTTTCAAAGTCAATCCTGACTCTGCCTTCCCTACTCTGCCGGGCTTGATATCTTTCCCGCCACTGATCACCCGGAACGGCGTTTCGTTATCCTTGTTCATTGTTCTCTGCCTCTTGTGGTTTCTGTCTTTAGTATAGCACGCGCGCTGGCATCACGCTCAAACGCCGCTAGGGCTTGCGGGGTTTCAAAATGCCTTTGCCCGTTTTGGGTATTAAACCTTAGTGCCTATTTCGGGCACTAGATCACTTTAACATTTGTCTCGCAAGTGAGATATTAGGTGTACCGCCCAACGCTTGGGCATGACAAGAGGAGACTAAAATCATGACGCGACCACTTTATGATATCGCCGAGGAAATCCGCACCGACTGGCGCAATCCTTATTTCGGCGCGGTCCCCTATTTGCACGCTATGTCCTGCCTCACAAAGATTTCCGATATTTATATCTGCGACAGCGCAGATAGCATTGTTCGGTATTTCCTAAGCAATGCCAGCGCATGGCGCGGCGAGACTGCCAAGCGTATCAAGGCCGAATTGAAAGCAATGCTTTGACGCAAGCTTATCCATCCGGCTCGCCGGGTGGATATACATGCGCCACGCATGAACAAGAGGAGAGGAAAAAAATGGCTGCCTTTATCTTTACTCCCATTTCACGCAACGCAAAAACTGGACCTATTCCGGTCACCACCACCAGCAAAGAAAGCTGCCCAACGGATTGCCCATTTCAAGGTTCCGGCTGTTATGCCGAGGCCGGACCATTGGGCGGGCTTTGGCGCGGGCTCACTAAAGCCGGACCCGAGGCCGAGTTCCAGAACGGGCGCGGCAAGGTTAAAACTTGGGGCGCGGATAGGCTGCTGCGCGCCATCGCCAAACTGCCAAAAGGGCAACTTTGGCGTCACAATCAGGCTGGAGACTTAATTCCTATGCCCGGCACTGGAACAATCGATAGAGGGTTTCTGTCCCGTCTCGTAAGGGCGAACAAGGGCAAGCGCGGGTTCACCTACACGCACCATAATGTGCTGAACAATGCCGCAAACCGAGATGCGGTTGCCGATGCGGTGCGGGAGGGGTTCGTCATCAATCTATCGGCAAATAACTTGCGCCACGCTGATATACTGGCCGACTTGGGGATTGCCCCGGTCGCGACTGTACTGCCGCAGGATGTTAAGGCAAACACTGTCACTCCTGCCGGGCGAAAGGTTGTCATCTGTCCTGCTACTATCCGCGAGGATGTTTCCTGTGCCTCTTGCGGGCTCTGTGCCCGTCTTAGAGACGCTATCATAGGTTTCCCTGCTCATGGGCCTTCTAAGGCTAAGGCTGGGGCTATTGCGGCCTGATCCCGCTCGCCGCGGGGCTTTCGGGGTTTCAACATAGGAGAGAAAGAACATGCAGAAAGACTATTCCGCGCAAGGGCTGGAACTGGTTTTTATACCACAATCCGGCGCGTTCCTATCCGGCACACGGGTGGAGGGTTTCCAGTCATTAGAACAAGCCGAGGCTTGGGCACAATGGTGGATGGATTCTATCGGCTGGGGTTACAGCCCAAGGGCGCACGCCCATATCAACGATGAGGGGTTACCCTATGTGGTCGCCTCTTGCGCTACATCATGCGATTGAGGAGGGTTAAACATGGGACTTGATATGTATCTGACGGGTGTCAAGCATCCGTTCCGGAACTTTGCCGACCCCGACAAGAACAAGAAGATGGACGGCTTCGACATTGACGCCGTCCACCTGCGCCTTGGCTACTGGCGCAAGCACGCCAATCTGCATGGCTATATCGTGCAGAACTTTGCCGAAGGTGAGGACAACTGTGAGAGCATCCCTCTTGGCAGGGATGATCTGATTGAAATCATCAGGGCGGTCGAGGCTGGTGCGTTGCTCGATACAGATGGTTTCTTCTTTGGTTATGAGGGCTACGACCCTGCGGCAGAAAAGGACGAAGACATTGTCATCCTCAAGTCTGCCCTCAAGTGGCTGGATGATGCGCCAAAGGATAACGAGGGATTAACCATGCCTGAGTTCAGGACTATTGAGTATCAGGCAAGCTGGTAATCCCCTGCGGGGGCGGCGGGGTTTTAGCCGCCCCGTTTAAACAAAGGAGAGAAGAATGTTTGCATCTGTTGAACTGAGTCTTGAGGAACTGGTGGCCCTCTTGGGCATGATCTACGAGGCCACACATGACAAGCCTGCAACACCCCTTACTGAGGGGGTCAGGCTGAAACTGAACTACGGCTTCCGTGACATTTTGTACTTTCAGGACATGGCAAATGAGCGTGCGAAGTGGGGATCAGACTAATGTCATACCATGTAGCACCTACCAGCGCCGGGCCCCGCACAATCTGGGGCTATCGCTTCACCAACTTGCGTGACGCAATGGAGGAAGCAGAACAACTTGCCAAAGAGCGGGGTGAAGCATACTCTGTCTGGGAGATGAAGCACCTGTGGAGTGCCGAGTCCCCTGCCGGGGGCTAACGGGGTTTCAAAATGCCGGGGCTCATTTTGGGAACCGGCATCATTGACCACATGCAAGAACATCTTACATTCGAGACTGTCAACACAACGAAGGAGGGTTAAATGTTTGGACTTACAGAAAAGCTGATGGAATTCGAAGATGGCATGCTCACGTTCGAGGAGGTGGTGGACCTGTTCCAGCGTCTTGTCGATACCGGGCTGGCATGGCGGCTACAGGGCTTCTACGGGCGCACCGCCGCAGAACTTATTCGCAACGGCTATGTGACGGAGGACAAGTAAATGCCTAACTGGTGCAGCAACACACTCAATATCAGCCACAAAGACCCGCAAATGATTCGCGGCCTGTATGATGCATATTTGGCTGACAGCATGTTAAACTTTGCGGTTCCTATGCCGCCCGAGTTTAACGAAAACGGGAAGTGGTACGATTGGCGCGTTCAGACTTGGGGAACCAAGTGGGATATCTCTCATTCTGATAGCACAGCCATTGTAAATGGTGACAAGGCAATGTTTTCCTTTGCCTCCGCATGGGGACCGCCCATTGAGGCAATGCGTGCGCTTGCCGAAAAAGGATATCAAATCACAATGTACTACATAGAGCCCGGTATGTGCTTTGCTGGCTACTGCCACGGAGACGCTGACGGATTTCACGATGAGTCTGGTGACTTTGAAAACCTACCACCCAATGTTGCGGAATACTACGAAGATGCGCTCAACGAATACAAAGAGTGGGAAAACGCATGATGGAGAGTTCAAATGCTGTATCTTTCGGGGCTTCTGTTGTTACTCATGATCTTTATCGCAGAAAACAGAAGCTCGAAGAAATGATTGAGGTCGTGTTCGCGTTTCGGCGCGCCTACAATCAGATCAATTCAGGCACAATCCTGATGATGATGCTGATTGCCCGGTTCTCCGGCTTCCATGTTTACCAACTGGAAAAGATGGCGAAGATGGACAAGAGCGCAACAACTCGGCACATTCAACTGCTGGAAAGGATGGGGCTCATCGAAAAAGACTATGACCCCGATGATCTTCGCGCTAAGAAATGCTGCCTTACTGAAGCGGGGAGCCAGATGATGAAGGAGATGGGGCTATGAATGGCAGAGAGGTCTTTGTTAGGACCAAGCATGACCTATTCAAGGCTATGGTCGTTGGATGGTGGGAGGATAAGGCGGGTGAAGGCCCGGTTATCGAAACATCATCTGGCGGGCATCTTAAAATCAGCATGATCAAGATCATAAAATTCTGGGACACCGATGAGGTGTCAATGATTGAGGCCGAGATTTGATCGGGGCTGCAATCTGCCTGTATCTTTCGATCTGCTGCATCATGTATCTGGTGAAGCGATGAACAAGACCTACTCCCCCGGCAGACATGGCTATGCGATGGAGCTATTCGATCAGTTACCGCCACGCTTGCGTGACTTCGTGCGAACGAACCATGAGCTTAACGTGGGGCTGCTGCTGATCGCTCTTGATGATGGCATGCTGCCGGAGGAGATTATTGAGCAGACCAATAATGGTCGAGGATGGTGGCTTAAATAAAGCAGAAGGGCCGGATAATCTCCGGCCCTTTTCTTTTACGCCTGTTGTTTGAAGGGCGTGACATTATCAATCTGGGGCTCGGTCGCAATCTCCCCCGCCAATGCAATGTATGCTGCCGCATCCACATAGCTATCAATGTGGGTGTCTGTCTTTGAGAGGCGGGCAATCTTCAACCACGCCATGCAGCGCGCGACCTGATGGGCATTAACAGGGCAGCCAAGAATGACAGACCAGCCAAGGGCAATGTCCTCATGGTTCTTTCGGACTGGGCCGTAATCCTTCGCTCGGTCCCCGTTTACCAGATCGCCCGCCGTCTTTAAGATTTCGTCCCGTGTCATTCTTCTTCTCCAGTTCTGTCATACTAACAATCATTCCCGTTGGGATGGCTATTCTGCCGCCCGTCACGGGGTTCCCATCATCGTCCCGGTATAAATCCCGGACCACGATAATATGCTTCTTCTTCTTTTCGTACAGAATCCCAACTGTGGTGACAACGACTGGCTCGATCTTTGGATCACCATGCTGCCACTCATTAGTGTCTTCCAGTACGTCGTGCCACACCACCGCTATCCACGGCTTCGGAGAGGAACGAATCTTCTTCCTCTTGGGGGTTGTAGTCGTTGTAGCGGGTTGTTCCGACATCGTAATAAAGCCTTGTCTCTCCCTGCTGCCCCACCCAACTGAAGCGGCACTTCCAGATATGGATCTGGGCTTCCAATTTGTTTACATCTGGCTGACGGTGGACGGTTAGACCACAGTCAGCCTTGGCAAACCATGCTGCCGAACCAGAGATATCATACCCCTTGGGGACCGGCAACTTGCCGTCAAGACCCTTCTGCAACTTCGTAGGGTGAGCCACGAACCACACATGTATGCCATGCGCCATCGCAAAAGCCTTGATCCGCGTCAGCATGTTACTAATCGACTCCGTCTCAGATACGTCCCGGGGCCGCTCAATAAAATTGTATGGATCAATGACCGCACCACGGATGCCATACCGCAGGACTGCCACCCGCAGACGCTCGAGGATGCTATCAAGATCAGCCAGACCACCATCCTCTTGAAAGAGAAATGTGAAGTGGTCGCCAATCCAAGACAGGCCAGCCTCAAGCTCTGCCTTCTTCATCCTCGGGGTTGCCCCATCAAAGAACGGCTTGCCGACCCGCTTCGACAGGAGCTTTGCAATATGAAGGCGGGGTTCATTCTCGAATGAGCAAACCCCGAAGGACCAGTTATGTTCGGCAGCAAGGTTGACCATGATCTGATCAATGAACTCTGACTTGCCGCTGGAGGGGATGCCGGTTACAACTGTCATCTGCCCCGGCACAATGGTGTAGAGTTCATCTACATTCGCATACCCGGTGCTGGCACCCCTGCCAATTCCATTCTCGTAAAGATCAACGATCTGATCTTTGAAATAGCTGACATCATGGATGCCTTCGACAGGCCACGGCTCTGCCTTCTTAACGGCATCAGCCAATGCCTCTTTGCCATGCTCAAGCAGAAGCTGATCTGCATCCTTGATGCCCTCGGGCCAATTCACCCGCCAGCACTTATCCCTGCCGACACGGCGGGCAATCTCTTCAGCGAGGGCACTGCCGGGACCATCACCATCAACGGCAATGACAATGCGCTTTGCCTTATCAAGTAGGTCTTTTGCCGCCCACAGAAACTTAAACTTGGTATCTTCCTCGGGGCTAATCTTCCCATCAATGACCTTAACAGGCGCGCCATTGGGGACAGACACGGCTTTGATCCCGGCCTCTGCCATTGCAAGCGCATCAATCTCGCCTTCGACAATGACAAAGTCATCTCCGGGTTTCATCTTAGAAATCCCGAAGAATGATGGAGGGGACTGCCAACATGTAAAAGCCTTTCCCCTGATCGACCTGATTTTTGCGCTGACAATCTTCCCGTTCTTGTCGAAGTAGGGGAAGGCTACTGCCGGATGACGCTCTCCAACTGCCGGGAAGAACGCCTCATCTGCATACAATCCAAAACTGGTGGCAGTCTCCTTTGAGATACCACGCTCCTTCATCAGCCAAGAGAAATGCTCCTCTGCAAGAGGAGACGTTTCTGTCACATCCCTTTTCAGGGCTGGCTTTTCCATTGGCAAAACATTTGGCGAGCGGTTTTCCAAAATTCCTCCTGTCCGTCCACAATGCTGGCAATTGTAGGTTATGCCAAGCTCGTCTTTCTTGACAGACAGGCACCGTTCCTTTCGATTGGCAGTCTTCCGAGTATGGGAACAGAACGGACAAGTGATCCGATGCTGTCCATAACTATGGACTTGCCGAATGATGGCCTGATCTTCTGAAGATTTTGCTTGGGCAAACATATCTACTCCTCCGAAGACATGCCTATACCAAACATTGGATTAGATCAATCTATTTTTTTAATTGCTCTTGAGTTCAGACCGGAGGATAGCAAGAGATGGCAGATAGACTAACCAACCCACCGCTTTCACGGAGGGTTGGCCTACCATCCTGTCTGATCTTGCTCTTTGAGACGAGCCGTCGGACAGCAAGAGATCCACCTAAACACCGAAGGATCCGCCGCGTCATTCGTTCAAGGAGTGGTGTCTCCCTGCTGGCCCCTCAACGCGATTGCAGGCTCGGGGTGTCGCTGTGCCAGTACCCACGGTAGCGACAGATCCCATGCGCCCCGCCGTTTGACCGACAACGCATAGGCAACACTTCAACGTATCACGCTGTGCACTAGATCTACAATATGTCAGAATCCGAGTCACGGTGCTTGTCCACCTCGCCAAGGTTGTCCTCAATAAAGGATCGGACCAAAAACCTAAATGACATAGCCAAACGAAAAGATTTTTTGGGGTCAGACGCGGCGAGGGTTGCATTCAGATCATGCCTGACCTGCGGTATAGACATACCTGCCATGTCGCAAACCATCTCAAAGTTGTCGCTCGCCATCCAATTGATGACCTCAAGTTTGATTTCGGGGTTTGTAGATGCGGCATCCACTGCCGCTTGCATAACCACAGATATCCATAGCCGTTGTTCGGACGACAGCGTGGCATCATGAAGCTTGATGATGGGGGAGTAAATGCTATCTGAATCAAGCATCAATCTGCTCCACCTCGATCTCGGCGCGGGGTTCTTCCTTGTCCAAATGCCAGTATGCATGCCGCTCTTTGACCTGCCGGTCGTTGAGATAGATTCGGTCCTGCATCAGATCGAGGATCAGGCTTTCGTCTAGGTCTGGTCGCCGGGATGCGTACCATATATGGAACGTCACCCGCACATCCCCCTCAATCAGGGGGTCAAGGACCGGGCACTGCTGCGCGAATCCCTTTGCATAATCCAAAGCCTTCTGGCTTTTAATAAAAAACTTTCCCGTCCATCGCCGGGAGTTTGCCTTGGAAGCCGGTTCCCCATAGACAATAAATCTTGTTGACCTTTTCATTCTTTAACCGTATGTAGCTTTCCATGAAGTACACAAACCGATACAACGTCCCGTCAGCAATCGTTAATAACGTATTGAATGACGAGTATTCGAGGGGTGACGCGATCATGTCCGTCACTCAACTTCTTAACTCGCCACGGATCGTTATACTCCAGCGTGTAAATGAAGACAAGATGGAGGCAGACGTTGTAGACCGCATCCCTTCCCTTTTGGGGACGGCTATGCATAAGGTATTGGAAAAAGGGGCAAATCCCGGTGAGATTGTGGAGGAAAGGTTCTTCCTAGACATCCTTGGGTGGAAGATCAGCGGGGCTGTTGACCTGCAAATCCCGAAGGATGACGGAAGCTGGGAGATTAACGATTACAAGTTGACCTCCGTGTATTCGGTGATGGTTGAGAAGTGGGAATGGGAATCACAGTTGAACATGTACGCCTACCTGATGCGCGAAGCTGTGGGTCGGCGCGTTTCCTCAATGAAGATTGTTGCCCTTCTCAAGGACTGGAGCCGGAAGCAGGGGGCCTACAAACCTGACTACCCAGAGGCCCCGATTGTCATGGTGGATATTCCAGTGTGGGATGACGCCCGGCAGAAAGAATACATTGAGGGCCGGGTTTCTTTGCACCAGAGGAATGCGAAATCGCTTGACGCTGGGGAGCCCATCGACTACTGTACAGATCAAGAACGGTGGCTTCGCGGCGAGAAGTGGGCCATTGTAAAGAAGGGCCGCAAGACTGCGGTCAAGTTATTCGAAACCAAGGAGGATGCAAATGACTGGCTTGAAAGACAAGAAGACTCCGGAGCCCTTACAATTGAACATCGCCCCGGCGATCCCATCCGTTGTTCCGGCAATTACTGCGGCGTTTCCCAATGGTGTAGGCAGTGGCTTGAGCAATCTAATAAAGGCTCTGGTGACGGCACAGTCGCAGATGAAGAACGCGACACTGAACAAGACTAACCCTCATTTTAAGAGCCGGTATGCAGACCTTGCGGAGATCCGCGACACGGTCATGCCAGTGCTGTTAAAGAATGGGTTGGCCCTTACTCAGTACACACAGTTCAATGATGCGGGGTTCTTCCTCGTCACGCGCCTGATGCACGTCAGCGGTGAATACCTTGAGAGCCGCTACCCATTGCCAGAGAATACGAGCAAACCGCAGGCGCTTGGCAGCGCAATTTCTTATGCTCGACGCTATATGATGGCCTCGATTTGTGGGATTACTGCCGAGGAGGATGACGATGGCAATGCGGCGCAGGTTACCAATGGTGGGGGAGCAGGCAAAGCAGCCAGAGCCCCAGCCAAAACCATTGCCTCGGAAGACGACGGAGTCTTCCTTTAATCCAGAGAACTACAACTGGGATATGTACGAGCAACTAATGGTGCAGTTTCTCGTGGTTCATAATTCGGTTGATGGTCTGATCGACATGTGGAAAGACAATGCCAACATGCTTGATTGGGCGAAGAAGGTAGCACCAGATCATTGGCAGAGGATAAGAGATGCCTTTGCTAAACGTAAATCGGCAGTAACAGGAGATGCACATGGCCGAGTACGATAATACAAATCGCGGGGTTTTGTATAAGAACGACCGCCGCGAGAATGATAAGCAACCCAACTTCAAGGGCCGAATCAACATTGATGGCACTGAATACTGGCTCAGTGGCTGGTCTGCTAAAAAGGAAGATGGGGAAACTTATGTTCGCCTTGCTCGTGGCGATGTCCGGGTGCCGACTGCCAATGGCGCATCAATGACAAAGCCAGCGCCACGTCGAGCCAGCGCATCACTTGACGATGACATGCCGTTCTGATACGGTTTGACTAAGCTGTCGCCTAACGTACTTGGCGATAGAGCCGGTGGGGTTTTCCTCCTCCTCCCCGCGACCGGCACTATCTCTTGGAGATAACAATGATCATAACGCTGACATGGGCAGAGATGATGACTGCCTATCACATTGCCAGTCAGCGCCGCATTATGAATATGCGGAAAGGATTGGCTGGGCGTTACGGGGCTCCAGAGGGAGACGGCAGTGAGGAGTTAGACATTATCTCCACCCGTGGAGAAATGGCGGTTGCCAAGGGGCTGAACCTTTATTGGTCTGGATCTGTTGGGGATTACGGGGCGGTTGATGTCGGTGGTCTTGTCGAAGTCAGGACCAGAACAAAAGATTGGCACAGCCTAATCATTCACCCAAATGACAAGGACTGGGCACCATATGTTTTGGTGGATGCCAGCGACCCGCCGCGCATGAGGCTTGTCGGGTGGGTTTTGGGGGTTGACGGAAAGAGTGATAAATTCTGGTCAGACCCATCGAAGAAGAATAGACCTGCCTATTTCATTGAACAGTCTGAGCTTCGACCAATGAGTGAGCTTATTGAAATGCTTCGTTGCAATGAAATCTACGATCAGAAATAAGAGGAAAACATGACCGACCTATTCACTACAATCATCTTTGCCATTAGCCCAATCATCTTGGCCGGGCTTCTGGTAGCTTGGGTTTACCGGACCCACCGCCTCGCAAGCGGGCTTCGCAATGACATGATCCAGAACAATCAGGCTATTGTGCAGGCATTCAGCGAACTGCGCGGGCAGATCCAAGCACTCAATCCCAAGGAAGGCAACGATGCCTCCACATCTGAAGCCACCTAAGAGGCTTCGCAGCAAGTCGCGTTTAGCAGCCGCTCGAAAGGGCGGCTGTTGCATTTGTGGGAACCCCGCAGCAGATGCACACCATCTTCGAATAGCCGGGCACAGTCGTGGACTTGGAATTAAAAATGGCGATGACTGGACGATACCCCTTTGTCGGCAGCACCATGACGAACTACATATTTGGGGTGACGAAAAGTTATTCCTTGACATGCACGGAATTGATGGGGTAACTTTGGCACGGTCACTTTCTAAAGGAGAAGAGAATGAGCATTAGCCTAGAAAAACTTGTGCCGTTTGCGGATGGCATTGAGATTGTTGAGGTTTTTGAAAATGAAGATGGGTCCATCAATCTTACAATAGATATCCCCAAACAAGCGGTGCAGGATATTCTTTCGGGGTTCCTCAAAAGGGCATTGGTTAATGCAGCGAAGGAAATCAACCCCGAACGACCCAAGACACTCAAGGAAAAACTTATTGATAGGCTTGAGTCGTATCTAAAAGATGGTTCTCTTTGCGGTGAGTTTCCGAAGGGATATGCTTTTGCTCTTGCCGAAGCTATCAATGATCTTGGTGGCCCCGACTATGACGAGGTCATCGAAGCCAGATTTAGGCCATCAGCATGAGCGGCTGGTTTTTGTTTGCAATGGCTGCGTTGAACGCATTCGCAGCGGGATCACTTGCCTATAATCAGCAGTATGCTCTCAGCATATGCTATTTGTCAGGCGCAATCGGTTCAATCGCAATGATGTGGGTGGTTGTAAAATGAGCAAGCTAATTGAATTTGCCAAAGGCTACGCCCTTGCTGCACACGGCAGTCAGGATCATGGATGCCTAAAGATTGATGAGCATCTTGCCGATGTTGCCAATCATGTGTCTATACATGCGCGAAAGGATAGCGTCATGGATGTGTACCATGACAGTGTAGTTGCTGCCGCTTGGCTGCACGATGTAATCGAAGACACCAACAAGACGATTGAGGATCTTGAGCTTGCCTTTTTTGAGACGGGGTTTGCACAAGATGAGGTACACTATACAATCCGGGCGGTTGATCGCGTGACAGATCGGCCCGGCAAGAGCCGCAAAGAACGCCACATGAATACCTACTGGCGGATCAGAGAAGATAATCTTGCCCTTCTGATTAAGCTCTGTGACCGCCGCCACAATCATGCGCGGTCAATTAAGCATGGCGAAATATACGCTGCGATGTACAGCCAAGAATACGACTATTTTAAGTTTGCCCTGTGGAAACCCCGCCAGTTTATTGAACTGTGGTCAGAATTAGACAGTCAAAACAAGCGGTTACAAGAGATTACGGGATGGTGATGAGCGACATTCGTGACGTTGCAATAAACTTTGAAGCTATCAAAATAGCCATGACACAGGACAAGAACGGGCTTGTCTTGAAGCTGTCCATTCATCCGGCAGATGCGCCGCAGGATCTCGTTGTGGCTCCGGTTGGCAGTCGTTATATGATTGCTGCCGTCCTGCTCAATGATCAGGATGAACCAGTGAAGGGCGTGAAGAAGCGAGAGGCTGATACCGCCATTGCAATTGCTGGTGCCCTGTGTCGCAATGAACGCTTCCAGCAATGGCTTGAGGCGACAGGCATGGCGGAGATTGCGAGTGAGGCTGCCGCCAAGGATGCGGTCAGAGAGTTCTGCGGGGTCAAGTCCCGTTCGGAATTCTCAACAAATGAGAACGCAAGAAATAAATTCATGGCTCTTAAGGACCAGTTTGAGTACGATTATAAAAAAGGGAAGGTCAAATGAAGATTGAAGAGGTTATCACAAAGTTTATGGGCTCCGGAAACTTTCGAAAGCTCAAGCCCCTATCTCAGAGCCAATACATAAGTGGTCTCAAGACATTTGAGGACCGCTTTTCTGGGCGCGACATTGAGTCTATCCGCCGCGCAGAGATTGTTTCTTTTAATGATGAGATGGCAGACTCTCCGGGCAAGGCATTTCAATTTGTGAAGGCAACGAGCGTGTTGTTTAGCTATGCACTTGACATGGAGTTTGTTCACGCAAATCCATGTTACCGGATTAAGATGCAAAAGATGACACCAATTCCGCGCTGGAGCGTTGACCAGATAAAGAAAGTTATTGCTATAAATCACAGAACAGTTCGCACTGCTGTTGCCCTTTCTTGGTATACGGGTCAGAGGCAGGGAGATGTTCTGTCTATGAAGTGGAGTGACATCACCGATGGCGACACCTTGAATGTGGTGCAGTCAAAGACTGGTCAGAAGATGCAGATAAAGATACACCCTAGCCTCAAGAAAATTCTTGATTCCATTGAGGACAAGGGCGAATACATTGTGTCGAAAGACAGGCGCATTCATGCGGAAACATTCCGCTCTTGCTTCAAGCTCCACACCCGGAAGATAGGGATTGACCTTCCGTTCCACGGGATCCGTAAAACGGTGGCAGCAACCCTTGCGGAAAACGGCAGATCTGCAAATGAGATCGCCGCTCTCCTTGGTCACACCACTCTTTCTATGGTCACCCTTTACACCAAGGATGCCAATGCAAAGAAGATGATTGCTTCTGCCGTGGACTCTATGGATTAAAAGAGCCCAAGCGGGTTTTCCTTTACGTTCTTGCCGTAAAGTGTATTCACCTGATCCATGACAGAATTCATTTGCTTTTGAATCTGCTGGGTGCGGAGAAGAAGCTGTTCCGGACTGATCTTCGGATTGTTGCGGAGTTTTCGTAGATCAGAAGCAAGCCTCGAACGCTTGTTGTTGAGTTGCTTTACCTGATGGTAGATCTTCAACTCACCAGCATAGTTCTCTTGCGCCCGCTTGACTGAAGCAAGATCTCCCTCCTTGCGGGCCGCATCCAGTTCCATTCCGCGCTGGAGGACATGGTTAACCTTATCCATGTAGTCCTCTGTCTGTACGCGCTCAGAGACATTGCCAACAAGGCGACGGACAACCGGCACATTGTTGATGTCCATGTTCTCAAGATCTCCCCGAAGAAGCTTGGGAAGTTCTCGGGTTGACATGTCAATGGTGCGCTTTGCAAAGGCAGCAACACCGCCTCCCAAAAAGTCAGCCAAGTATTCTATCTGGTCTGGCTTTACCTCAACCAACCCCGGAACGTAATCCGTTCCACCTGTCAGCTTGCTCATCCAGTCTGAAATGGTGGTGTAGACTGGATTGGTTGACGACCAATGAATTTGACTGTTTGGTCTCGGGGTTGCGCCGGGGAAATTTTCGGGAGCAATCTTCTTGCCGGTAAAGTCAATGTTGGCTGTAAGAGAAACCAACGGATCAAGAGAGGTCGGCGCAAGGAAGTTGAGAAGTGTTTCCGTTCCGCCGAGTGGGTTCGCGTTATCAACAAAGTTTGAGATAAGGCCCTTTGCCGTGTCCGTTGTGCTGTCTTTGAAACGAAGACGGCGCGTAAACAGTCGGCCAGTGTTATAGAAAAAGCTGAACCCCGGAGGAAGCGGGATGGCAATATAATCTTTTGTGCCCGGCATCATAAGGATAATATTGCGCTCAAGCTTGTACGCAGGGATCTTGTCATAGAACTTTTCTCCGTCAGAATCCTCTTCTCCAAAAAGAGAATTAAGAGCATCCTGCGTCATGCCGAGGACAAGAAGCCCCACAGCGCGCTGACGAACCTTCTTTGACCGGGCGAGGGCATTGCCCATAGACAGCATGCCTTGAGCAGATGCGTTGAAGAACAAGTAGAATGAGTTAATGTACTGCCCATACTCACCCTTCTTGTCGAAGTTAACGGTAAGGTTCTTTGCCGCCTGCGCGGCGCGGGCCTTTGACAGACCGGCGTCAAGGAGACTCTTGTAAACAGAAACGCGGATGCTGTTTTCGAATGCTGAGTTTAGGTCTTCAAGGCCCTTGAAGACATACTTGATTGCCTCAAGGGATCTGGCTTGTGCCGTCTTCGGATCATCCTTTACAAGATCTTGGATCTTCTTAAAGCGAGTGTCAAAGTCGCGAATACCAGCGATGCCAGATGTCATGCCGCCGTTTGCCGCAAAGTCACGGAAGACATCTTCCCACTCGCCCTTGGCATTCTGATCGCGGATAACTCTGAGGGAGCCCGTCAGTGCCTTGCGGACATTCTTGAATACCTTCGCCTCAATCCCCTTGACATCATACTGACCAATGCTGATGAGCGCTTGCTCAAGATCTCTTGGTAGGTTGGTAAGCATGAACTCAGGGTTATAACTAGTATTCACTGCCGCAAGGAACCGATTCATTTTGCTGAACAGGCGGATGAGTTTCCCGACCGACTCCGGGCCAGAGAATGGCTTGGCGATGAGAGCTTTGCGAAGGGCGGGGTCGCCAATCTTGATGGCGACTTCCTTGCCGTCCATCTTAAACACGAAGACATCGTCCCGGCTTTTGTACATAGCATCAGGTACGAACTGAAGAACCCCGTGCCTGTTTAGAGTCATCCGCATGGGCGCAGACTTAAGTATCTCAATCCCATAGTCACGGCGCACATCAAAGCCTGACTTCGGCAGGAACATGTTCTGCTTAATAAGGTCATGGAATGCGCGCCCAACCTTATTCTTTTCAGAGCGGATCACCGCCTCAGTGTGCTGAAGCATGACATGAGTTATAATGTCGCCAGCCTTGCTTGTTCTGCCAAGGGCTGATTTGTCTTCCTTGCCACGGATCTTTAGGCCCTTGCCGGTGTTGGCATAGAGTTCGCTGCCACCCTCGACAGCTTCATCCGCAAATCCACGAAGCGGAACGTAGTCCTTGTAGTTAGGCAGGGTTTTCTTTGTCCCATCCTTAAGGGTGATTACTCTTGGCGGCATGTCCTTTGGAATTAGACCTGCTTCTACGCGGGCCGCGTTTGTGCTGTCGATGATCTTTCTAACAAGACCCCGAACCTCTTCATATGCAGAGAACTTTGGATCAGCCTGAATTTTTTCGACAATGTCACCGGCCTCTTTGTCAGACATACCAGAACCACGCTCGGGGTCTGTGTTGCCAATTTCACGCATGAGAGCATTGCGCTCTGGCGCATGAAGCGCGTAGAGGTAGTTATTTACATCATCAATCTTCAGCCCGTTTCGCTTAATAGCGTCAGCAACTGGCTTGTAAAGGTTTGCCTCGGCTTCTGTAAGCCTCTCATTAACGACCCCATACATCTGCTCTTCGCGCAGGTATGGATCAAATGCATCAAGCACAGTTCCGCCAGCGGCGCGGATATAATCCACAACCTTACCCACCGGCAGCATTTTGTCTGTCAGCGCGGTCATGAATGTGTCGGCAGCCTTCTCGCCGGTAAGCTTTTCTGGGATGAAACTCTTGGCCCACTTGTGCTGAAAGATTTTGTCGAGGAAGTTCGCGAGACGATAAGCGGCGGCACCATAGACCATGTGGCCTTCACTTGCCTTGTACGCCTCTGGCGTTGCCATCACTACCTTGGGAAGGTATGGCATTTCTGGGGCGGGCGCAGCGGGGCCGGGGTCTTGGTTCTCGGGCGAATCCACTTCAATTTCGTATTCGTCAACTGTCGGCGGGTCTTTCTGCCCATCCGGGATTGATCTGTTTGCAATCAATCCTTCATCTGGCGCAAGGCTCCCGGCAGAAGTCTTTTCAGAAATCCTTTTTTCAATTAAATCTGGTCTCCATCGTCCGCGCATAAACTCGTCAACGGAATTAGAAAGCGGAATGTACTTGGAGAGAGTATCATATATTTTTCTCCAAATATCTGCAATTCCGCTGAAGAATTTTTCAGAGACAGAAATTGGTTCCTTTTTTTGGGTTAGAAAACGGGATACCTGTTCTGCAAACCATTCTTCCTTACTTCGTACATACTCTTTATACTCCCTAGTATAATCTTTATATTCAGGTTCGTTTGGCCTGTTAGGGTCAGCGCCTGTTATTGGTTTGAAGTATGAGTATTTAATTCCCTTCCCAAGGCGCTTCTTTTTACTCTTTACCCACTCATCCTCAATGGCCCACTGTACTGACATTGGAGCATTAAAGAGAGCAGATTTCTCTACAATGTGACCAAGCTCATGAAGGGCAACGGCAAGCGCCGCGTTTCTGTCTATTGATGAGTTTATAAATATGATTGGATTATTGATGTCCCGCGAATCTGCGGTTCCGCGAAGCCCTTTGTCCTTGGGTGTTGCGGCAAAAGTTCTTGGGATGACATAAAGTCCAAGCGACAGAGAAAGCTCATCGACCACAGATTGAACATCTTGCAGCCAAGATGGTGCCCCAAAGTCAAGGAAATCTTCTGCCCAATTTATATATTTCGTATGGAGGCCGTTTGGGCGTTTAATTCTTTTTTGGGCTTCTTGTTTTGACGCCTTAAATAGCTCTGCCTCATCTCGCGAGATGCGACGTTCAAGTGCGGGGGGAAGTGTCTGCTCTCCCGCTTTTGTCTTTTTCTTTTTACCCATGACCGGGGTTGGCCCGGGCACACCCGGCGAAGGAGATGGCTCGATTGGAGCCTGTCCCGGTTCAACTGGTGGCGTGGGCGCTGGCTCACCGGGCACGGGCTCAGCCACAGGCGTAGATACCGGCTCGGCAACGAGCGCTGCCGGTGTTTTGGAACTTATGATACCCCACGCTTCGGTTGGGGTCATGTTCTTTATCGCGTCTGGCGAGTACCCAAGGGCGGCCAATGCCTGCCGCATCTGGTTCGTCATCACAAACGGAACACTACCGCCCGGCTGGGGCCCGGCTGCCGGTTGTTCTGGAGGGCTCACAATTGGCTGTGGAGGCGGTGGAGGCGCGGCGGGCTCTGCTGGGGCGGGGCCGCGCTCAACACGGCCCACAAGCGAATCTAAGGCGTTCTTGAGGCGACCCAGATTCTCAGGCTTATTTTCTACCGGATCCAACCCCGCGTTAATGAAGTCTGCATGCGCGCCCGTTGCTGGCATAACCGGCAAGTCTGTGCGCTTGCGGATATCCCCCATCTCGCGGTCAAGTGTCTCGGCTACATCACGCAACTTAGGGCTGCCGTAATAGTTAGCCATATCCTTTCCGGACGCATTGTTCATCCAGCCATCTGGGCCAATGCCAAGGAATGGATACCACTTGCCAGCCGTGGTTTCGGGGCGCTTGCTTAGACCTGTGCTTTGATAGAACGGAACCTTTGTACCATTCACATCAACCACGGCAATCTTCCGACCATTGTAATCAATGATCGGGGTTTCAGACTTGATCCGCTCTGGCTTCTTTGTAATGGGGTTCTGCCGGTCCTGCTCGACCGGGATCTTTAGTAAACGCTGTAAGACGCTAGGAGACGGTGGGGGTTCAACGGGGGTAGCCCCCTCCGGGGGTGTCGGGGTTCCCAGTTCGGGCTGCCGCTTCTGTTCCGCTGCTTTTTGGCGGAGTTCTTCTGCCTTTTTCTGCTGAAGATTGAAGCGGTCAATAACCTTCCGTGCCGTTTCAGGATCTTCAAAACCCCGAAACACGCGGCCAGTTCCATCCGCTACATTGTGGATTGTGCGCTTGGTTCCGTCAGGGCTCTCAATTTCAATTGGCCGAACAGTAAGATCGCCAACCGGAGCGCGACCACGAATCACATTAACCGTGTTTTTTACGGCACGCTCTTCTGCGCGGTTCTTATAGACAGCCTTGAGTGGCGTGCGCAGTCCCGTTGTGACACCCTCGCCAAGGCCACCAAGCAGACCACCGGCAACGGCAGCCTCAAGGACTTCATTTTGAACATCGGGCCCAAACTCAAAGAACTTCTCTGGGTCTGACTGGGCAATCTGAATCGCCTGCTGTGCGCCTTCAGTGAGACCTTCATATGCACCAGAGACGGCAATCTCCCTCGCCACCTTCCCAACTGTAAGGTTGCGAAGCCCGGCGGGAAGAAGAGCAATCTTGCCAAGGAACCGCGCTGGTGTAACAGACTGAAGAATAGTCTGAGGTACGGCTGCGGCAGCGGCTGTTGAAAGATTTGTTTTGCTGAGCGGAACATTCTGTGCCTCTGCCTGAGACAAGATGTTCTGGCCGGTCATGCTGGCATATGTTGGGGCAGCCGCACCAAGGGCGGCAAGATATGGGTTCGCGGTCAGGACACCCGGCAGGGATCCTACGGCGGCAACACCAATGTCAGGAGCGGACGAGGCAATCTGATCCGCCAAGTAAGACGCTAGGTCTCCCGCTCCACGGATGTCTTTGAATGATGGAACTGCTGGCTTGTACTTAGCGGCTTCAATGACGTTCGCTTCAGCCGCACCATAAAGATTTTTTGCAACCCCGGGAGCCCCAGCACCCTCTGCTAATTGGCCGAGGAGTGCCTCAATTCCGCCTTGGAATCTATTTACTCCAGCGCCCCAACGGCCCGGGGTTTCTTGCTTCGCCTGTTCAGCGGCAGCCTCGAAGCCACCAGCCTGCTGAACCTTATTAACGAAGTAGTTGATCTCTGCGTCTGTTGCGTTATCGGGAACGAATGTGTTACCGATACCCGGGACGGTGATCTCTTTTGCCATTTACTATCCTTGCTGTGTCACTTGACAACTGCGTTGAAATAATCAGTAAGCCCAGAGTTCTCGTTTGAAAGGGCCGGAATGCCAAACTTAGTCATCATATTACGAATGACGCTATCATACAATTTAACATCCGCTTCTTTTGTCGGATCATCAGCGGCTTTGTTGCGAAGCTCGACAATCTTACCGAACAAATACTGAGCCTGCTGTTGAGTTGTAAGGCCCTCTGGGTACATGTTGCTCATTTCCAGCTTGGCCTTCTCAGCCTCCATATCGCTTGCGAGCTTCATCTTGGCAAGATCGTACTGATCAAGCTTGTTAGTTCCTTCTGATTGAGCAGCTTCCCTGCTCTGTATCGCATTCTGCGCACCAGAAGCAATACTCTCTTGAAGAGATGTTGGGTTCATCAGCATGCCAAGGCCAAGCTGACGGAGGAACGATTTGCCACCAGTAGCCTCTTCCATCTGCCGACGCTGCATCTCAACAAGCTTATCAAGATACTCCTGCTGGCGTTTGTCAGAACGCTCAAGCATTCCCATAGAAAGCTGATACTGAGATGGCTTGGAGCGGGCTGCACTAAGCGCAGCCTCATCAGGGGTCATGTGACCCGTTGATTCGCCAGATGGGCCAAGCGGACCCCGCTGCCGATTAACGGCTGCGCGCGTTTGGGGGTACAACTGATATTGTTTTATAGCCTCATCTACCGAAGCTTTCGTCTCGGGGTCAGGCTTGGACTGTTCAATTTTTTTTCTATATTCTTGAGCCTGCTGCCCCGTCATCCAACCTTCTTTAAGCCAATCGGGAAGTATTGATTCGGGCGTGTAGGATGGATTTTGGTTTACACCTAACGGGACATAATCTCCATCTGCCATACGGACCGCACCGCCAGAGGCCATAGCCCCCATGTACTGCCCATAGTTCAGCATGGCTGATGCGATTTCATTTGGGTCCGACTTCATGCGAGAAAGACCAGAAAGATCAGCCGGTGCCATCCTCATATCAGGGATCTGCATTGGCTTCTTTTTCTGCTGCATCATGTTGAGCCCAAGGGACTTCATATCAGCAAGGCGCTGATCCGCGCCCGGTGTCCCCGCCTTGAGCCCAATCATATCCATGATCCCGCCAGATCTTGTTGCCATATCTGGAGATGGCACATTTTCTGCGCGGGCCTCAAACCCCGCAGCGCCCTGCCCTGCGCCAAGCGGCTTTCCGTACACAAGATCAGTTACCGCTTGCGGGAATAGACCAAACAAATTCATAGCTTTCTCCTTGTGACCAGCCATCTGGTCACGAACTTTATCCAATACTGTTCCGGGCGCACCGCCCGCCTTTTCATCTGAACGGTTATAAAGACCGGGCGCTCCAGCATTGATGGTGCTGTAAACATCCAGCAACTTCATGCCCGGCTTAACGCCACGGTCAGCAAGGTAGTTACCCACGGCAGACATCTGGCTATCAAGGGATCCATTGGGATCATAGCCATATTGCTTGCGCTGTGGTTCTCCCATCTGAATGAGGCCAATATGTCTGCCCCACTTTGTCTTTGGTCCCTTTGCTGCCGGGTCAAATGTTCCGCCAGTCTCATAAGAAATAGCAGTCGCGAGATCAACGGGGTCGATACCGAGCCTATCTGCCTCGCGCTTTATAAAAAAAGGTAGGTCTCCCGACATGCCTCCGCCAGCAAACGAGGCCAAGCCTCCATTCGCATATGCGCCCTGCTCATAGTAAGAGGGGCTGTCGAAGTTATTGGACTGCCCATCATCAAACTTTGGCTGCGGCTGGCTCACCTGCACATTGTTTACAGTTTGCGGAGCCGCTGGCTTAGGTGCCGGGCTCGGGGCGAACATGCTTGTGATGCCGGTATTCGCGCTGATCGGGTTCGGGGTTTTGGGCTGTTGTGTTGGGTAGCCAGAGAACCCCGCATTGCCCATAGACTCAGACGCAGAAATAAACCCACCGCCAGCGAAAGCCTGCGGCGGCTGTGGCAATAGCTTCTGCGCGAGATCCTGAGCAACCGTTGTCGTTGGCTTGCTTGCCGCCTCAGAGCGAATCTTGTCGCGGCGAACAACCTCAGACAACACAAGATACTGCGGCACAGATCCGGTCGGCGTAGACAACTCCTGTTGCAGCCTGTTGTCCGGCATGCTTTTCAGCATATCTTGGAGTTGAACGATGTTCATTTCTTTTGGTCTTTCATCATCTGCTCAAGACTAATTACGCCACCATCCGCCCTGAACAATCCGCTGAAACCACCACCAAGACCGTACATGGCGAGACCGCCAAGGGCAGAGAATGGATTGAAGGATGAGGACTCTCTTGAAGTTTGTGTGCTTCCGTGGGGAGCGCCGTATGCAATTGCCGCATAGTCAGCAAGCTGGTTCTTCTGCCAGTCTCGCTGCTCAATGTAGCGCTTGTACGCATCTTCAAGCTGCGCCTGTTGCAGAAGCTGCTGCTGCGTGCCTATGCCCTTAAGCGCATTAAGCTGATCCATCGCCTGAGCGCGCTCAGCCTCTGAAAGCTGTCCCAATTCGGCAGCCTTGCGCAGACCATATTCAGCACGGTTCTGCGCTCCAGCTTCCTCAAACCCTGCGCCAAACTGTTTCGACTGTTCGGTGTCGCGCTCAGCCTGATTGAGGGCAGCCTGTTGTGCAAGTGCTGTTGCTGTTGCGCGGTCATAACCTTGCATGCGAAGTTCGGCCTCTGTGTCGGCCATTGTCTGATTGTACTTCTGATTTGCAAGAACCGTTTCAACGGCAGCCCTAGATCCACCGAGAGCGCCAGCGCCAGCCTGACGGGTGCGAAGAGCGGCTGCGGCCTCATCGCGCTGCTGACCCATGCTCGCCATTTGCTTGGAAACCACATCATCAAGATATGGGTTCATGTATTTTGAGATATCTGCACCAGCTACCTGATTGCCGGAAAACTTTGTAGGGTCAAAGTTTGCATCAGAACCAAGGTAACCAACGCCAGCAGCGTTTGCCTGCTTTGAGGCGGCAATCATGTCTGCATTGTTAGGGGATAGGGCACGAACCCCAGCAAAGTATTTCTGAGTGTCTGGTGTAAAACCAGCAACAGTCTGCCCGCTATATGGCTTGTAGCCAAGGCTGTTCTGATACTGCGACTTACCCTGCTCAAGCGCATACTGAACATATGGCTTAATGGTTGGGTCCAACTGCTGCGTAGTTGTAGAACTACCGCCGCCGCTACTCTTGCCCATATTATATTTCCTTTTCGAAGATTACGAGATTGGCTATCCAGCCCTTTGGTTTCAGGATTTTTTCCCAACCCCGCCGACCGATTAGTTCAAGATTCTTAATACCAAGATCGCGAGCGTATCTCTCCATTGTGTCAAACAATAGATCGGCCCATTCAGAAAGCCGCTCGCCACCAAGGTGTTCACCAGAAAGGGCATTACCTCCGGGATAGTTTTTGACCCGGATCGTAAAGGCACCAATCACATGGAATGTTTCCTCCTCGAAAACAATCCAAAGGGTTTGGTTGCCCTTCATGATATCGGAATAGACATCCTCCGGCAGAACCTTTGTGGATGTGTATTCAAAAGACTTAGAAAAAAGTGGTAGTGCAATATCCCAGTAATCATCTACTAGGTTTGTCGGAACAACGCTTATCTGTATCAAGCGGGAAGAACCTTTTTGAGATTGATCTTGCCATTGTCCTTCAGCTTATTAGATGCTTCGCTTTTAACACGGTCCAGCATTCCGTGAAGAACCTTTGCACCAGCCTCGCTAGAACCATCTCCAAGAGCGGATACTACACGGGCGGGAACGACAAACTCTCCGTCAGAGAGAAGAACTTTCTGCCGGTTATCAATTGACCCTTGAACAAGATCGTCAACCCCGCTGCCGGGGCCACGAATCATACCGCCACGATCCATAGCATATGCCATTTCCGGCGTTTCATATGGGGGGACTGGCGGGATATCCATGATTCCCCCATCTGCGTATCCCAAAGAATAGCCACCGAGCATCATCGGTGGCCGCATTACTGGAGCCTGACCAATCTGCATTCCGGTCATCGACACTGGTGCGGCCTGAACGCCGCCACCACCTTGCTGCCCACCGGAAAGAAGGCTGCGAACGCCGCCCATAAGAAGAGAAGACAGCATGCCTGAGATAAGAGGGATCATGGAAGAATCCTAAGTACGGGAGATGTAAAACCAGTGATTGTCGTGGAGGTGGCGGTGAATGTTTCGTTTAGGGTGTATGTCCCAGCGCCACCGGTCCCGGTCCCCAAGGCCTTAACTCTTGTGCTTCTTGGGATATTGGTTCCGGTAATGCCCTGCCCCACCGCCAATGTTCCGCTTGTGACTGCCGTTATGGTTAGTGTACCACCAGATACCGACCCCGTGCCAACAAAGGCTGTAGCAGATCCGGAGGCATCTGCCCAGACATCGCCGGATGTAAGGCCACTAGGGGCGGTTCCGGTTGTCGATACTGGGGGATTGAGAATGCGGAGGCCAGCATTTGCTCGGCTGTCACCAGATAGGTCGGGAGCGCAGATAAACGGCCCGGGGTTCGTAATCTGCCGGATGATCGTCTCAAGCTGCCGGACAAGCGCATTGAGGTATTGCTGAGAATACTCAGGCGGCGGGAGGGGTAATGCACCCCGTGATGCTGCTGGTGCGCTCATCTCCGGCCATCCGTGCGGATGTCAAGACGCGGGGTTCCCAAACGCCATTGGACGCCAAGTCCGTCACTTCCGACCCTAAGTATAACAGATCTACCCCTAATTCTGGTAAACACTTGCTGGGTAAATGTGCCAATTGGATGGCTTGTTGAGGTCTTAGAATAGTTCACATTATTGGCATCCCCAGTTCCATAGTAATTCTCTGGAACCCCGTTTGAGTCAAGTGGCGGCATGCCTCCGGGGTAATTCTGGGGATAGAGCGTAAACGTAACCTTGGGATCCGGGGATGTGTAAACAGGCTCATCTCCGGTTTGCCTAAAGGAAACGTCGGGGATAATTCTGTTAATGAATCCAAAGTTCTGCCCGTCCTCAATTTCAAGCGGGCTTGATGTGATGTATGAGGTAATCGGGCTGGGCGGGTTTGTTGACCCATCATCCGCACCAACCTCATGATAATACACGTAGAGGTCATCGCTGGCACCGAGAGGATTAGATCCAAAACCGCGATCTACCCATGCAGTGCGCCTGAGCGACCCATAGTACCAGCACTTCTCGGCGTAGTTATAGGCCACATAGCTGTCACATTCTGTGTTTTTGTTGCCCTCATTATCAACGGCAACGGATGGGTAAAACCAAAGAACTTCATTGAATGCGGAATTAATGGCAGCAAACACTTTGTACCGCTGCTCAAAGTTGATATTTGGGAACACCTTTTCGCGAACAGTGCATGGCATACGGTTGACCGTACCATCATAGTAGTAGAAGTTGTCGGAACCCATCCAAAAAGTTGTATTAACGGCAGTGGCAACAACATTGGGACCGAGGATATCCGTCCCAGATGAGAGCATGGATGCGGTGAAGATGTACGGCGCACCCTGATATTGGATTGAATAAAGAGCAGAGTCCGTCCAGCAGAGAATTTCCTGCCGGGTCTGCTCTGCCGTCACAATGAATGACCCATTCGAAAGCGGGATCGACCCCGCATTTTCTGCCGTGTCAGTCTCGTCCCAATACTCCGGCCTCTCATCCGATGAAAACCGGATAAGCATTTTGTTCTGAACGCCAGTATCCTCTGCCGCAGACCCCGCAACAAACGGGGTCGCTCCAAAAGCCATAACGTGCTTACCAATTTCTGTAACAATTATTCTGGAAGCCTGACCCGGAACGTGGGAGGCATTTGGCAGGGAGCTTAATTTGACACCACGAACGGACGGGGTGTTTTCAATCCAATAATAAATCTCTCCATCCCGAGGGTTCATAATGAGATCTTCGCCGTAATTGTCAAAAGACCACAGGCGAAGCTGAAGGGCAAAGGAAGAAGAATCCGGAGACTTGCCCCAGCCAGTAGATGTCCCCGCATTCGTTGCGTTCTTGTATGTCTTCATGGTAATGCCACTTCCACCTCCGGTCGTGGAAGATGTAGCATTTGTCCAAGCGTATACGGTAATTGTTGTTGTCGTTGGAGTGGATACAACTTCAAATGCGCGATAAGGATTTAGCGTTGCGTCTGGTCCGTTGAGAAACTTGGAATCAATACCGCCTACAGAAGTAGCCCCAGTTATTGCAACGGCATCACCAGCGGAAAGCCCATGAGCAGACGGAGTTGTGATTGTAATCGTTGTACGGAGGTATGGAGATGATGTATTCGTTGCCGTGCTTGTTGCGATTGGACTTGCGCCAAGAGATAAAGTTTGGAGCGGAGAATCAGCACCACCCCAAGGTCCAGACCCCCAGCCCGTTCCAAACACAAGCGAGTTCAATCCCACGCTTACTTGATAGGCAGCGGTTACTGTTCCGCCGCCAGTGGCAGAGGAGGATGCATTGGAACTAGCAGTTATGGTATATGTTGACGAACTTGTGACGGTTACAACTATGTACTCACCACTAATAGTGATGCCACCAACAGCAGACGCACCAGAAAATGTAACGTAGTCACCAGCCTGCGCTCCGTTTCCAGCATCTGTAACCGTAACTGTTGCAGAACCACTAACCGTTGTGAATGGATTTGTGAGTGTTGCGGTGCGACGAATTGGTGTAGCATCGTAAAAACCACCAAGAGATCCACCGTTAATGTAGACTTTTAAGTTTGTTCCGACAGCCGTGTAGATCGTTCCATTAAGAGATGACCAGCGCAGCATTTCTCGCGCCGTGCCCATAAAAGTAGACGTTAAGAATTTCTGCCATCCGCCAAATTTCTCAGGCAGTCCATTACGGAAACGCACCTTATCACAGTCGTACCAGCCGCCTGTGTTGCTGTAATCCGTCATGTCCCGGTTAATGCCGGGAGCAAATTTTAGTTTGGAAAGAGGCATCTCTCAACCTTAAGAAAGCTGTTTCAGCTTGTAGATTGTGGACAGATATATGCCCGTAATTTCGTCAACAATGTTTTCCAAAGCGGTGATACCGTTGGCAATTTCGCTGCGGTTCTCATCAATCCAAGACACCTCTTCTGTTAGGTGCTTGAGGATATCTTTCGGTGGTTTAACAGCCGGGATCTCAACGTCCCCAATGACTTTCCCGGTAGCACCCATGTACGCCTCGACAAACTTGTCAACGGCATCAATGATGTCATCATAGAATGAACCAAGGGCGACATGTTGGGCATAACTCTTCGTCCTCCAATGCGCGAGGTGTGCGGCATTTCTGGATAAAAATATGCGTGAAACAAATTCGTCTATTGTCATAGCGTTGCAATCGCTGTTGTGTATGAAGACGTTGTGGCAGTGAGGGAACCAGCCGAATCAGTCAATGACTGTGACGTAAGCGTTGGCGACCAAGACGCAGAAGTCAGTGTTGTTCCAATTGTTACGGCTGCATCGGTGTAAGAAGATGCGGCATATGTATATGAGCCTCCAGTTTTTCCGTTTGAATATGTCCCAGTTTTTGATCCGTTTGATGGAACCTTTATAACAATTCCCGGAAGCGATGATTCGGCACTGTACCCACAAATCACAGGAGACCCACCAGAGGAAATTGTTATTGAGAATAAAGTAGAAACATTTGAGATGCTATTCTGCCATTGAATAGAACCAGATGAATTATATTTAAGAATAAGGCAATCCGCTCCGCTAGTTGTGCATGTTAGGTATACATTTCCTGCGCTATCGACAGCAGCCGCATACCCATAAACATCAACCGCACCAGATACGGTTCTTCCCCACTGAAAAACCCCAGAAGAATTATACTTCAAGATAAAAGCGGTTGATAAGGTTCCGGTGTAGTCTCCACAAACATAGACGTTACCGCTTGAGTCATTGGAGATTGTTCCAACCCCTACAGTGGATGACGTTCTTGTTAATTTGTATCCCCATTGCGATACTAGAGATGAGTTTAGTTTTGCGAAAACTGTACCCGATTCAGTACCAGCAATGTAAACATTGTCAGATGAATCGGCACTAACAGAGGCACCAGATGACGACGATGAAGATAAAAGATTTTGTGACGAAATGGTTCCCGCAGACGTATATTTCGCCAAAAACATCCTTGGCGATAAGGCGCTAGGGTTTCTATATCCTATTGCATATATGTTTCCGCTGCCATCTATTGCGGAATCATAAAGCGAGGCCGGGTTTGTGTTGGAAGTTAAAAACCGTTGGAAGGAGATAGCACCAGTGCTTGCTGTTATTTTGTTTGTAGAAAATTGATATGTGCCGGTAGATGTGTTCCAAGCCAGTCCAACTGGGTATATATCGCCAGCAGAGTCTATAGCCAATCCATTAAAAGACGACTGTCCAGATGAGTAGTCATATGTTTTTTGCCAAGAAACAGACCCTGTTTGGGTTATTTTTGAGGAGAATGCTTTGGTATTGGCTGCATCTCTTCCGGCAACGTAAAGGTTTCCAGTTGTATCCGGAGCAATATCATAAAGTTCAAAATCTGTTGTGCCCGTATACCCGATAGTTAGTATCCAAAAAGAGGAGTCACCACCAGAGCCAGCCACAAGCGCAGAGAGAATGCCACTCATTAGGTAAGCCCCGCGCCTGATGCGACCCAAGTTGTAGAAGCAACCTTCATAAGAGTGGCGGTTCCATAGGCGGCAAGCGTGCGTGTTCCGACGCTGGTTGTACCGGCGAGCCTAAGAGTATCTGTGGTGATAGCGATGGTAATGGAAGATGCGCTGTTATTGAAGATAACAACCACGGTTCCAACAGCAAAGGCAACGCTTCCGTTTGCCGGAATTGTCACGTTGGCAGTAGCCGCAATAAACTTACCGCTATCGCTTAGGGCGAGTGTTGTTGTCGATGCCGATTGTGGAATATTTACATACCCAATAGAGTATGCGTTACCGGCAGAGTCTTTAATTGTTGATGCGTTGGCAAGAGCAACGGTCGGGTTTGTACCGAAGACAAGAGATCCACTTCCCGTCTCATCTGTTACCGCAGTTGCAAGATTGGCGCTCGACGGAGTTGCAAGGAATGTAGCGACACCAGCACCAAGACCCGAAACACCAGTGCTGATTGGCAATCCCGTGCAACTTGTCAGGGTTCCGGACGCCGGGGTTCCCAAGGCGGGCGTTGTAAACGTTGGGCTGGAGAATGTGGCAGCAGAAGATGTAAACGTCCCAGAGAGAGTACCACCCGTGTTAATGGTCGGGGTCGTGATTGTTGGTGAAGTAAGGGTCTTGTTGGTCAGCGTCTGGGCCGATGATAGGTCTACAATTGCGGCACCGGCAATTGTGGCACCGGCAGCAAGATCCTTGACTGCGTTGTAGAACGTACCCGTGCTGCTGTCGCAGAAAAGGATGGCTTGCGATCCATTGGGGACCGAAACGCCAGCGACAGACGCGGTCTTGATTGTCTGAGCATATGCCGTGTTGTTCTTGACGACATACATCTTGTTGACGTTGGGGGCGATGACACTACGGGCAGCGCCCGGAGATCCGCCAATGCTAAGGATCATCTGCCGTGCTTCGTCTGTAGCACCATTGGCAGTGGTCAGCGTATAGTCTGCCGTTGTCATCGAAACCGAGGCAACGCCGCTGATGGCCTGCTCAATCAGGGTTCCGAGGTTGGTGTTGGTGGTGTTGTTCCACGCGCCAGACTGCTCACCGGCTCCGATGAGTTCAATGCGAAGATTGGTGGAGAATGTAGAGGCCATTTTATTTCCTAAGCTGCAATTGGAGTCCAGTCTGGAGATTGCGCGTCATTGATTGGTGTCCACCCTGCCGTCTGCGAGTCTGAGACGGGGGTCCAGTCCGGGGTCTGGGTGTCGCTAATGACGGCCCAATTGGGTATCTGGGCGTCTGATATGCCAGTCCAGTCGGGGTTTTGATCTGTATTGATTATACCCCATACCAGTACATTTCCGATATATCCCGTGGCCGACACCCCGACGGGATAGACATTCTGGGCAATGGCAACAGTAACATCGCCAGTACTGCCGGTTGCAGAAACCCCGTCAACATATACCGGGGTTACAACCAGTACAGAAACGTCGCCAACCTCACCGGCAGCAGAGACGCCGGATAGGGTTACCGTTGCCGTTCCGGTTACATCTACTGAGCCAACTTCGCCAGTAGACGATACGCCGGTCACATTAACGGCTGTCGCAACCGATGCTGTGACGGTGCCTTCATAGGCAACCATCCCGGGTCCGCCAGTGGCGAACGCATTGTTGTTAAATGCGCCGGGGTAGAATGCGCCGGTCCAGACATAGACGGACACGCCAGTGCCGGTATTAACTGTAACAGATCCGGTTGCAGTTGTGGCAGAAACCCCGGTGACCGTGTAGATCAGGGGGATAGATACAACGACAGAGCCGACTGAGGCCGTGGCAGAAACACCATCAGGTGTATAGTTGGCCGTTCCGGTAACGGTTACAGAACCAACATCTGCCGTGGCAGATACGCCATCTACAGTGTAAACAGATGCCGCTGCAACAGTTACGGACCCAATGGATGCCGTCGCTGAGACGCCATCTGCGGTGTAATTGGATGTGCCGGTAACGGTTACCGACCCAATGGACGCAGTGGCCGAAACCCCGCTAACGGTATACGAGGATGGGATAGATACAACAACCGACCCTACGGCAGTGGTGCCCACTACGCCGGTCAGGGAAACGGATACAGATGTCGAACCCGTAGCCGCTATTGGTGACCCTGCTATAGGGCTAAAAGCACTCATGTATCGTTACCCTACTGCGGGATTTTGAATCAGAAATTCCCCATAATCACAAACCCATCACAATCTGTGCGAGGATATTAGGCCATTAAGAGTTCCACGGTAATGGTGGCGATATAGTTACAGGGTTTGCTTGAACTGCAATTTGCCCATTTATGTTTGCTTCGG